AAAAAAATGTTTACCGATAAAGTCGTGCCTATATCGATTAATTATCCTTTCTTCTTCAAGCCTATCCAAGATGGTATGGATAGACCCAAATCAGAGCTGGCTTATCGTGTTCCAGCTAGTAAACTTACTCGTAAAAAAATTACAAATAACGAGCAAGTTGAAGAGCTTGAAGGCCTTGATACGACGATAGACTGGAAGAATACTGGAGATAATAGTTATGATGGTGAAAAATTAAATCTACTAGTACACGACGAAAGTGGTAAGTGGGAAAGACCAGATAATATATTAAATAACTGGCGAGTAACAAAAACCTGTTTACGACTAGGTAGTAGGATTATAGGTAAATGTATGATGGGATCAACATCTAACGCATTAGATAAAGGTGGTGATAACTTCAAAAAACTTTATAATGATAGTGATGTAACTAAAAGAAATAGAAATGGTCAAACAAAATCTGGTTTATATGCTTTGTTTATTCCAATGGAATGGAACTTTGAAGGATTTATTGATGAGTTTGGACGACCTGTCTTTACTACTCCAGGACGAGATGTTTATGGACCAGACGGTGAATTAATAGATATAGGTGTTATAGATCATTGGGAAAACGAAGTTGATGGTTTAAAAGACGATCAAGACGCTTTAAATGAATTTTATCGTCAGTTTCCAAGAACAGAAGAACATGCATTTAGAGATGAAACAAAAAATAGTTTATTTAATCTAACTAAAATATATGAGCAAATAGATTATAATGAAGGTATGAGAAGTTCAGCGGCTGTTACAGTTGGTAGTTTTCAATGGATGAGTGGTATAAAAGATTCAAGAGTTATATTTACCCCAGATCCAAATGGCAGGTTTAAAATTAGCTGGGTTCCAGATATAAACTTGCAGAATCGAGTAATAATAAAAAATGGAATTAAATACCCTGGAAATGAACATATTGGCGCTTTTGGCTGCGATAGCTATGATATTAGCGGTACTGTTGATGGTAGAGGATCCAACGGATCTCTTCATGGATTGACTAAGTTTTCTATGGAAAACGCTCCGCCAAATCATTTTTTCTTAGAATATATAGCGAGACCACAAACCGCTGAGATATTCTTCGAAGATATATTAATGGCTTTGCATTTTTATGGTATGCCGCTACTAGCGGAAAATAATAAACCTAGATTATTATATTATTTAAAACGTAGAGGTTACAGAGGTTATTCAATGAATAGACCTGATAAAGTTTGGAATAAATTATCTACAACTGAAAAAGAAATAGGTGGTATTCCAAACTCTAGTGAAGATATTAAGCAAGCTCATGCTGCTGCAATTGAAATGTACATTAATGATCACGTTGGAATAATGCCTAACGGAGATTATGGGAATATATACTTTAATGAGACTTTAAACGACTGGGCTAAGTTCAACATAAACAACAGAACTAAGCACGATGCATCTATAAGTTCTGGTCTAGCAATAATGGCATGTAATAGACATTTGTATTCACCTGTAATAAAGAATAATAGAAAACAAGTAAATTTAAGTGTAGCTAGATATTCAAACGACGGCTATTCATCTAAACTAATAAACAACTAATATGGCTAATTCAACAGGAGTGGTTAGTAATTACTTCCCAAGTCAAGCTGTTAGTGATCTCGAAAAGATTAGCTACGACTACGGATTAAAGATAGCTAAAGCTATCGAGAACGAATGGTTTAACGATTATATTGGTAGTGGAACAAAATATACCGGTAGCAACAATAGATATTCTGGAAATCAAACAGAGTTCCATAGATTAAGACTATACGCTAGAGGTGAACAATCAGTTAGTAAATATAAAGATGAATTATCAATTAACGGTGATTTATCTTATTTAAACTTAGACTGGAAACCTGTGCCTATTATACCTAAATTCGTTGATATTGTAGTTAATGGTATAGCTGAAAGAACTTACGATATAAAAGCTTATTCTCAAGATCCTTTTGGGGTTCAAAAAAGAACAGATTACATGAACTCTATTCTTGAAGACATGGCCACGAAAGATCTCAACAATAAGGTTCAAAAAGACTTTGGAATAAACTTATACAATAATAACCCAGACACACTGCCTGAAAACGAAGACGAATTAGCGCTTCACATGCAATTAAACTATAAGCAGGCTGTAGAAATAGCCGAAGAGCAAGCCATAAATGTTTTGATGGACGGTAGTAGATATGAGCTTATAAAGAAAAGATTTTATTATGATTTAACAGTGTTAGGTATTGGCGCTGTAAAAACCACGTTTAATACATCCGAGGGAGCTAAAGTTGAATACGTTGATCCAGCTAACTTAGTATATTCTTATACTGATTCTCCATACTTTGATGATATATATTACGTTGGTGAAGTTAAAAATATTCCAATAAACGAATTGGTAAAAGAATTTCCACATCTTAACCAAGATGAAATAGAAGAAATACTTAAAACAAATAATCAAACCGCGGGGAGATACAGAAGCTACGAAGAAATTGACAATAATAAAGTTCAAGTTCTTTACTTTAATTATAAAACCTATATGAATGAGGTTTACAAAGTAAAAGAAATGGCTACTGGCGCTGAAAAAGCTATCGCGAAAGACGACACATTTAATCCACCTGAAAATCTTGAAGGTAATTTTTCTAAATTACAAAGAGCTGTAGAGGTTTTATACGATGGAGCTTTTATATTAGGCACTAATAAACTTATAAAGTGGGAGATTTGCAAGAATATGTTAAGGCCAAAAAGTGATTACACTAAAGTCAAGATGAATTATTCTATTGTTGCTCCAAGAATATATAAAGGTAAGATTGAATCTTTAGTCGGTAGAATTACTACTTTCGCAGATATGATTCAGCTTACACATTTAAAAATACAACAAGTAATGTCAAGAATGGTTCCTGATGGAGTTTATCTTGACGCAGATGGTTTAGCTGAAATAGACTTAGGCAACGGAACAAACTATAGTCCGCAAGAAGCTTTAAACATGTTCTTCCAAACTGGCTCTGTTATTGGTAGATCATTCACGCAAGACGGCGACATGAATCCTGGTAAAGTTCCAATTCAACAAATACAATCAGGTGTTGGAGCAAATAAACTACAAGCTTTGATTGGAAATTACAATTATTATCTAGGCATGATACGTGATGTTACCGGGTTGAATGAAGCTCGTGATGGTAGTATGCCAGATAAAAACGCTTTAGTTGGCGTTCAAAAATTAGCCGCAGCTAATAGTAACACAGCAACTAGACACATACTTCAGTCAGGTCTTTTCTTAACAGCTGAAGTTGCTGAAGCGTTATCATTGAGAATATCTGATATTATTGAATACTCTCCAACTGCCGATGCGTTTATACAAGCTATAGGCGCTCATAATGTTGCTACACTAGAAGAAATGAGTAATTTACACTTATATGATTTTGGTATATTCATAGAGTTAGCTCCAGATGAAGAAGAAAAAGCTAAGCTAGAAAATAATATTCAAGTAGCATTAGCTCAACAAAATATAGATCTTGAAGACGCGATTGATATTAGAGAAGTTAGAAACGTTAAGTTAGCTAATCAATTGTTAAAAATAAAAAGAAAGAGAAAGCTAGAAAGAGATAGAGTAATAGCTCAACAAAACGCTCAGATGAATGCTCAAGTTTCAACTCAAGCAGCCCAAGCAGCAGCACAAGCAGAAATGCAAAAGCAACAAGCTAAAGCTCAAACTGAAGCTCAACTATTACAATTAAAGTCTCAATCTAAAATGCAAGAATTGCAGCAAGAGGCTAAACTTAAAAAAGAGTTAATGGAAGCAGAGTTTAGATACAACATGCAGTTACGTCAAATGGATGCTGATATTAAGGCTCAAGGTGAAAAACCTAAAGAAAGTTTTGAATCCAGAGGTAATGATGTTTTTGGAGGAATAACAGTTTAACAAATAATTTTTTATATTTTATATTATGGACAAAAAAGTAGAACAATCAATGGCAGATAACGCCGTTGAAAAACAAACAATTAAAAAGCCTAGAGCTAAAAAGTTCGCTAACAAAGGTGATACAATAAAAGTAGATCTTAGTGAACAAGTAGCTCCTAAGGTTGAAGAAGAGACAATTAAAGTAGATTTAACAAATGCCAATCAAGAGCAAGAGGCAACAGACGTGGTTACAGATCAACAAGCCGGAGCTGTACAAGAAGTGGTTGAAGAAGTACCACAAAGGGAAGAGACCGTTCAAGATGAACAACCCGCTGTTGAAGAAGTAGTTTTAGAAGAAGTAACTGAAGAACCTACAGAAGCTCTAAAAGAACTTGTTGAAGAAGTAGAAAGAGTTGAAGTTGAGTCTACACAAAATATGCTACCAGAAAACATCCAAAAGTTAGTTGACTTTATGGAGGAAACTGGTGGAACTATTGAAGATTATGTAGAATTAAATAAAGATATTGATTCTTTAGATAGCATGACAGTTCTTCAAGAGTATTATAAAAAAACAAAGCCACATTTGTCGGCTGAAGAAATAAGTTTCATGATGGAAGATGAGTTCAACTATGACGAAGACACTGATAGTGAACGAGACGTGAAACGTAAAAAGCTAGCCTTTAAGGAGCAAGTTGCTAAGGCTAAAGCCTACTTAGACGGGCAAAAGTCTAAATATTATGAAGAGATTAAAGCTGGATCTCGCTTAACGCCTGAGGCGCAAAAAGCGATGGAATTTTTTAATCGCTACAACAAAGAATCAGAAGAAACCAAAACCATTGCTGAAAAACAAAAACGAATTTTTGAGCAAAAAACTAATCAGCTTTTTAACGACTCATTCAAAGGTTTTGAATATAAAGTTGGAGATAAAACTTATAGATTAAATGTTAAAGACGCTCAAAAAATTAAAGAAACCCAAAGTGATATTGGAAATATGGTTAAGATGTTTTTAGCCGAAGACAACACAATATCAGACGCTAAAGGGTATCACAAATCTTTGTTTACAGCTATGAATCCCGACATGATAGCCCAACACTTTTACGAGCAAGGAAAAGCCGATGCTATCAAGGATAGTGTTGCAAAAGCGAAAAATGTTAACATGGACGCTAGAAAATCACACGGCGAAGTAAATGTAAATGGGACTAAATTTAGGGTTTTAAGTGGTGACAGTTCTAATGATTTTAAAGTGAAAATTAGAAAATAAAAATTAACAATTAAAACTATTTAAAAATGGCTTATACTGCTGGAACTAATTTGAATAGTGTACCTGCTCCTTTTAAGCAAACACTATCTTCGAATTATATCGATTTTACTGCGTCAGGCACTGCTGGCTGGGCGCAACAATATTTACCGGATCTACTTGAACAAGAAGCTGAAGTATTTGGTAATAGAACTATTAGTGGCTTCTTATCTATGGTTGGAGCTGAAGAAGCGATGACTTCTGATCAAGTTATTTGGTCTGAGCAAGGTCGTCTTCACTTATCTTTCAAAGCTACTGTTGCTGATATAAATGATATGTCTGGAAGCTTAGATCTTAACGGAGCCACAGACGATGGTGGTGGTGGTACACTTACTATCACTAAAGACATTGATGGCAATACTGATAACGTTGCTAACAATGGTATTCGTATAAATGACACTGTATTAATTGCTCAAGCTGGTGGTTCTTGTACTGCTTTAGTTGTTGGTGTATCTGGCGCTACGATCAGCGTTGCTCCTTATGGTTACGCAACTTTAGAAGACGCTGGAATCACTCTTACTACAGCAGACGCTACTAGAGTATTAGTTTATGGATCTGAGTTTGGTAAAGGTAAAAATGGAAGAAGTCAAGCTAACAAGCCTGCTTTCAAATCTTTCACTAACAAACCTATTATCCTAAAAGATTACTATGAAATTTCTGGATCTGATGCATCTCAAATTGGCTGGGTTGAAGTTTCTGGTGAAGAAGGACAATCTGGTTACTTGTGGTACTTAAAAGCTGAAGGTGATACTAGAGCTCGTTTTGCTGATTACGTAGAAATGGCTATGCTTGAGGCTACTAAGCCAGCTGCAGCTTCTGTTATTGATGACGCTACTATAGTTGCTGCTACTGGACTTCCTGCTAACTTTGGTACTGAAGGTTTATTTGCTGCTATTACTGATAGAGGTCACATTTTTGACGGTATTAATGGTACAACTGCCACTACTGACTTAGCTGAATTTGATGCTATCTTGGCTAAATTTGATGAAAACGGTGCTATCGAAGAAAACATGATGTTCTTAGATAGAGCTACTTCTTTAGCTATTGATGATATGTTAGCTGGCATGAACTCCTATGGTTCTGGTGGTACATCTTACGGAGTATTCAACAACTCTGAAGATATGGCATTAAACTTAGGTTTCTCTGGATTCCGTAGAGGATCTTATGACTTCTATAAGTCTGACTTTAAATACTTGAATGACTTATCTACTCGTGGAGGTATTAATGCTATCGCTACAGCTGATAAAATTCACGGTGTATTTATTCCTGCTGGTGTTTCTTCTGTGTATGATCAGACTTTAGGTAAAAACCTAAAACGTCCATTCTTACACGTTAGATACCGTGCTTCTCAAATGGAAGACAGACGATTCAAAACTTGGATCACTGGTTCTGTTGGTGGAAACGTTACATCTGATATTGATGCAATGGAGGTGCACTACTTATCTGAAAGATGTTTAGTTGTACAAGGTGCTAACAACTTTGTAATGATTCAAGACTAATCATTCATATTTAAACTACCCTGCCTTATTGGTGGGGTAGTTTATTTTTATTAATTTTTTATTATATTATATTATGGAAACAAATGAAAAATGGGAGATAAAAGATAGAACTTATTTCCTAAGAAAAAACAAAAAACCATTAACTTATACTCTTAAGTCAACTAACATTTATTGGTTTGATGAAGAAAAAGGTTATGAAAGAGAGTTGAAAAATACATCTAATCAAAGAACGCCGTTTGTAGATGAAATGACAGGTGATCAAAGATTAGAGCATATTGTATTTAGAAACGGAGCTTTATTTATACCTAAAGAGAAAACGATTACGCAAAAGTTACTTTCACTTTATCATCCTTACAAAGATAATGTTTATGAAGAATATAAGCCGGCTGCTATAGCGGCTACGCAATTAGAATCTTTAGAGACAGAAGTAGAGGCTTTAATTATTGCTAAACAGTTAGATATTGATCAAGCTGAAGCAATAATGCGTGTAGAATTAGGATCTAAGGTATCTAGCATGAGTTCTGGTGAACTTAAAAGAGATTTACTATTATTTGCTAAAAGAAACCCCGTACTATTCTTAGAATTAGTCTCTGATGATAATGTTGGTCTTAGAAACTTTGGTATTAAAGCTGTTGAAGCTAAAATAATAAAACTTTCTAATGATCAAAGAACTTTTGTTTGGGCTAGTAATGGTCGAAAATTAATGACTGTTCCTTTTGATGAGCATCCATATTCTGCGTTAGCGGCCTGGTTTAAAACAGATGAAGGATTAGAAGTTTACAATAGCATTGAAAAGCGATTAAACGCGTAATTACTTATAGAAGAGTAGCCGCTCTTCGGGGTGGTTACTCAACTATAAAAAATAATTAAATGGCAGTAAACATAAACACAGTATATCAAAGAGTATTGGCTATTGCCAACAAAGAGCAAAGGGGTTATATAACACCTCAAGAATTTAACATACTTGCAAATCAAGCTCAATTGGATGTTTTTGAGCAATACTTCTATGATCAACATCAATTCTCTAGAGCTAGAGGCAGTCAACCAAAACAGCTTGATCCCGTAGAGATATTAAAAGATAAAATAAGTTTATTTGAAGTTTTCAATTCTCTGAGAACTCACGATGGTAACGCTTATACATTTCCAACTGACATGTATAGATTATCTAACGTAAAATATGATGACGTTATAGCTGATTACGTTTCAATACGAGAATTTGAAGCTATGAAAGGTCATCCGTTACTTAGACCGCACGCTAATCGTCCGTTATATATAAAAACTAAAGATGGCGTTAAAGTTTATACTGGCGCTGCTTCTGACAACTCTGTTACTCAAGTGACTGCTGCTGATAAAGTATATATTGACTATATCAAAAAGCCAGCGACGGTATCATGGGGATATATAGTTGTTAGTGGTTCAGCTTTATACAATTCTGGCAACTCAACAAACTTTGAACTTCACGAATCTGAAGAAGTTAACTTAGTAAATAGAATATTGGTGTTAGCTGGTATAATGATTAAAGATCCAACTCTTTACCAAACAATATCTGGTGAAGAAATGAAAGACATTCAACAAGAAAAACAATAATTAAATGGCATTATTAAACGAATCACAAAACGCTTATTATGGCGGGTCTGGCGAAGACTACGGTAGCTATCAGTTTACATCGCTTACCAATATTATTAATGCTTTTGAAGTTGTATATGTTGGAGAAGGCAAACTAATAAGCAAAGCTTCAAGAAGTGAAATTGCGTTTCATGCTCAAAGAGCTTTACAAGAACTAAGTTTTGATACTCTTAAGTCTGTTAAGTCTCAAGAGATTGAAGTTCCGTCAAGTTTACAAATGGTGCTTCCTCAAGACTACGTTAACTATGTTAAAATAACTAGAATGGATGCTGATGGTATAGAAAGAATACTTTATCCAGCTAGACATACTAGCAATCCTACAGCTATATCTCAAGATGCGGATGGAACGTACCAAACTGATGGTACAGATTTAACTTTGCAAGCAGAATCTGATACATGGACAAATTATAAAAATTTATCACCAAACGAAGTTGATGATGATTCATACGATACTGAATTGTTCGATTTATTACTAGGTCAAAGATACGGGATATCTCCAGAGCACGCTCAAGTTAACGGTAGCTTTTATATTGATGAAAATGCTGGTAAAATTCATTTTAGTTCTATAAACGCCGGCGGAACTGTTATACTAAAGTATATTAGCGATGGTCTTGGGACTGAAGCTGAAATGAGAGTTCATAAGTTCGCCGAAGAAGCTATGTACAAACATATTGCTTATGCTATAGCTAGTGCTCAAGCAAATATTCCAGAGTATGTAATACAAAGATTTAGAAAAGAAAAAATAGCTTCTACAAGAAAAGCTAAATTAAGACTTTCTAACATTAAAATAGAAGAAATAGCTCAAGTTCTTAGAGGTAGTTCTAAACATATTAAACACTAAAACTAATGCCAGAGTTAAAAAGAAATTTTCTGAAAGGTAAAATGAATAAAGACCTTGATGAAAGGTTAGTTCCTAATGGTGAATATAGAGATGCTTTAAACATAGAAATATCTACGTCAGAAAGCTCTAATGTTGGCTCTGCTCAAACATTAAGAGGGAACTCTAAGATTACCACTTCTTTAAATTTATCTTCAAACGCTATAGCTGTTGGTCATTATGTTGATAATGAAAATTCATTAATATATAGCTTTATACATAAAGCAAGTGATTTTGACTCTAATGGTTTAGGCGTTAGATCTGACGCTATCATTGTAACAGATCCAAAAACAAGCATTTCAAGATTTGTTTTTGTTGATGTTTATGACGTTAGATATATACCAGACGCAATTAGTGATATAACTATAACTGGGATTAGTGGCCAATCAGTTACCGCTGATTCTGGTATACTTTTTAGTGGACCAATAGGTATTAGAGTTGGAATGAGAGTTCAAGCTATTGACACTAATGGTAATGATTTGTGGGGTATTCAAAATGATGTTAAAGTAAAAAGAATTAATGTAAACGCTTCATCAATAAAAATCACTGAAGTTAATGGTATAGCTACACCTTATACTGCTCAAAATATATCAGATGAAGTATATATTAAGTTTACTTCTGAAAGAGTATTAAATTTTCAAGCTGGTACAACAGAAGAAGAAAGTAATGTAACTGGATCTAGCGGAGCTAAATACACTCCAAATAACAACATAATAACAGGTATAAACATAGTAGATGATTTTCTATTATTTACAGATGGTAGAAATGAGCCTAAAAAAATAAATATAACAAGATTTTTAAACAGCGCAGCAAACCTAACCACTCATTCTAAATTAAGATTAATAAATAACGAAAGTATTGTAGATACTTATGAATACGCTGATGAATCTCATATAACTGTCATACGTAAAAATCCAACGCTACCGTTATTGATAGAAAACAAATATTCTGAATCTTACGGCGCTACATTCACTCAAGTAACTGGCAATACATCTGGCTTCGCTAGTTTTTTTGAAGCTAATTTTGCACTGCATGATGGTGCAACCTTGTTAGATACTGGAGATTATTTTTATATAAAAACAATAGCTAATACTAATTATCCAACGAATATATTACTAAAATTAGTTGGTAGCAGTTCAGGTACAATTGTTTATGCCTATGTATCTAGTGTTAATCTTGATGGAGATAATGAATATAAATTAAGGCTAACTTCAACTCCAGAGGGCTATACAACTAGTGAAGGTGCAGAATCATGGACAGTTAGTGTTGTGAATAATTCAGAGTTATACAAAACTTCTTTTGTTAATTTTACTTATAGATATAAATATACAGACGGAGAGTTATCTTGCTTAGCGCCATATTCTTTACCAGCTTTTTTACCTAGCGTTTACTCCTACAGTCCTAAAGACGGATTTAATTTAGGAATGGAAAATCAAGTTAGTGAAATTAAAATAAAAGGATTTAATAACTTTAATATACCAAAAGACGTCGTTGGCATTGATATAATTATAAAATCTAGCTCTTCAGAAAACCATTACATTATTAGAAGCATAAATAAAGAAGACGAAGAATTTTCTGAAGGTATATACAATGACGGTGTATTTAATAGTAATTATAGAAGAGGGTCTATAACGTTAACCAGCAAGGCTATAGGTAGAACTTTAGAGTCATCTCAAATAACAAGAATATTCGACAACGTACCCAGAACTGCTTTAGCGCAAGAGTTTTCAGCGGGTAGATTGCTGTACGGCAATTATTTAGAAGATTATAATTTATCTGCAGCTGGTAAAAAAATAAATCCAAAAATTGGTATTAATGCTGTTAAAAATAGTAGCGCGTTTTCCGCAACGTATGCTGGTGATTACCTATTTGAAGCTAACGCCAACGCAAGCGATAACAATTCAGTTGTGTATAACGATGTAGTACCGTGCACGACAGAGTTTGACCCTTCTAATAGCTATGATAATTCTAACTATGTATTTGATGTTCCAGAAGACGGCACATATGGCTTTGAAGCTAGCATTGATATTATGGGTTATTTTGACCCTACTGGAGCAGGTAATTCTAATAACTGGGTACCATCGGATTTTTATTTGGCTTTATGTGAATCTAACTCTACTGGCTCTGTAATAGGCGACGAATTAATAACCGGTAACATAAATGGTAATACTAACGAGTATGTTTCTTTATACTTGAATGGTGAGGTTGCTTTAACCTCAACTCAATATGTGTGTTTGGTTCTTAAATTAAATAATACTGTAGATCAATATGACGCTAAAAACGCTCGTTTTCAATGTGTAAGTAGTCCTTCTACGACTTACACATTAACTACACTAAAAGGAGTTCCATCAATTAAATCGCTGCGAACTTATAAAGTTGGTATAGTATATGCTGATAAATATGGAAGACAATCAACAGTTGTTGTAGAAGAAAAATCATCTTTATCTTTATCAAAAACATGGGCTCAATACCAAAGTAAACTACAAGTAACAGCTAGACATCTAGCTCCATACTGGGCTGAAACTTATAAGTTTTTTATAAAAGAGGTTTCAAAGCAATATTATAATCTAATATTAGACGCTGCATTTGATAACAACGATAACGAAACAGCGTGGCTAGTATTTAATAGTGCCGATAAAGATAAAGTAAAAATAGGAGATTATTTAATTCAAAAAAAATTACATAATTCTATTTCTCCAGTAACGTCTGAAGACGCTAAATGGAAAGTGTTAGATATACAAGGCACAGCAACTAATTTTTCTAATCCTTCGGGCGATAATGCAGGTGATAGTTCATTTTCTATAGGAGATAATAATATTACAATATCTAACGCGATAATAAGTCAAGCTTCAGATTTAATAAGTAAGTTTTTTGTTAAAGTAAATTTAGACGCTAACTTTACTACTTATATTGGAAATGATTTTGCTGACTTAGGCTTAATTGGAAATAATAATGGGGCTGCTTTTGAGACAGAGCCAAAAGAAACTTTTGACTTAGATGTGTTCTATGAAGTATCTAAAGCGTATCCTATTAAACTAACAAATAAAAATGCTTACGAATACATAGAGATAGGATCTAGTGTTAGTTTTTTTAGTTCAGATCCAGATACAGAAGAATTAGAATTTCTAGTAGATAACTTAATAGATACTTACGGTGGTCAATATGGAAAAGTAATTCGTGTAGATGGAGCTTCATCTTTTCCTATAGGATTAGATTGGACTTCGTCTACTCCAAATTCTGCAGTATGCACAATAAAACTAGATCAAAACCTTCCATTTAACTTAATTAGCTCGTATAATATTAGACTTAAGTTTAAAAGCTTAGATGGTAGTTATGTTACTGCTAAAGTTATTGATTCAGCTTTAGATACCATTAGAGTAATACCATATACACATCCAACGGCATTACATCAAGACGTTACTTGCTCTATAGCTTTACCATTCAGTAATTGTTACGCTTTCGGTAATGGAGTTGAATCTGATACTATTCGTGACGACTATAATGCTGAATCAATATTTCCTTATGTTCAAACTGGAAAACAAAGTGGATTTAGATTTAGCCTTCCTGACGATGGGTATAAAGAATTAAAAGAGTCTACTAAAATTATATATTCAAACATCTACAACGAAGACACTAAAGTAAATAAAATTAATCAATTTTTAGCTGGAGAAAATATAGTTAAGTCTATTAATCCAGAAAATGGTAGTATTCAAAAATTATTCTCAAGAGATACTGATATAATAATATTTTGCGAGAAAAAAGTTTTAAGAGGTCCAATAAATAAAAACATTCTATACAATGTTGATGGCACATCTCAATTAGCGGCTACACAAAAAGTAATTGGAGATGTATATCCTTATGCTTCTGGCGATCATGGTATATCAAGAAATCCAGAATCATTCGCTGTTGACGAGTTTAGAGCTTATTTTGTAGATAAAGCAAGAGGATCTGTTTTAAGATTATCTAATAACGGATTAACAGTTATTAGCGATTATGGAATGAATGATTGGTTTAGCGATAAACTTAAGACCGCGCAATCTATAATTGGTAGTTTTGATACAGATAAAAACGAATATAATATTACAGTACACGAAGTAACTAATCCTGGTTGGAAAAAGAATGTGTATACTTTAAGTTTCAACGAAGATACTAATGGATGGGCATCGTTTAAATCTTATATAAAAGAGCAAGGGTTTTCTTTAGATAATAGATACTACACTTATAAAGCCGGCCATATCTGGGAACATGAAAGTGACACTGTTAATAGGAATAACTTTTACGGCACAGACAATAATTCTACAATCACTTTATTATTTAACGATCAACCTGGACTTGTAAAAGAGTTTACAACAATAAATTACGAAGGTACACAATCAAGAATTGTAGAATTTACAAATGAATCTGGATATGATGACGGTGAATATTATAATGTTTCCGCTAAAACTGGTTGGTACGTTAATAATATAACAACAGATTTGCAAGATGGATCTGTTCCAGAGTTTATTGAAAAAGAAAACAAATGGTTTAATTACATACAAGGTAGTTCCACTACTTTTGATAATAGTACTGGATCTGGTACTCTAGACACCAAAGAATTTTCTGTTCAAGGTTTAGGATTATTACAATCTGATGCTACAATAATAGAAGGTTCTATAAATGATTCTGGAAGTAATTTAATATTTAATAATGCTACAGGTTTGTCTACAGTTGGATGGACTACTACAGGATTATCTTTATATGGTGTTTACGCTTTAGATGGAACCCAAGATAATACTTTCACTATAGAACCTCAGCCTGGTTATGTAGTTTCTGCTAGTGACTTTTACAATGATACCACGTCAATTTATTATAGTGATGTGACTTTTAGTGATACAGGTGTTGCTGGAACTCCTAATAATACAATAACCGTAACAATAACATTTATAAATCAAACTCTAGGTAATGAGAATGTTCTTGATTTAGATTTAGATATACAATCCCCAGATCCAACGGCACAAACTTATGATGTTTGTTATAGATTTGCAGTCGCGAATGTTTCAAGCGCCAATCAAGGATATAATTTATCAAGTAACCTAGCCGATTGGAGTGTTGATGAGGTTTATAATGATTTTTTTGAGCAAAATTATACGCTTAGCGGGCAAGCTAATTATGGCGTGCAACAAGTTTTTAATTTAACGATTTATGCCGAAAATGGTTACTTTTTTAGTCAGGCACCGGAAGTATCTACAGAAAGTAATACAGCCTCTTATACCGTAAGTTATTCAACTAATACTGAAAATGAAATAATAGAATATAATTATGTTTTCAGTGATTTAGTTTACTATGATGTAGATATTGCCAACGCTGCTGCAATCTTCGTGATAGGAGGTCAAGTAACAGCTAATTCAGCTACTTTTGAATACGATCAATATTATTTAGATAATTCAGCGGTAACAGATTATTTTCTTCCAATAATAAACAACGGTTCAATACCTCAAGTAAGTTTAGATCCAGCTGATACTTGGATTAGTATTTCTAGTGTATTTCTTGATGGTATATATTTCGATATTGATGCTAATGCTGGCGCTGATAGAGACGCTATAATAACAATGTATGATTCATATGATATTGCGCAGTCGGATGCTCAAACAACAACTATAAACCAAGCTACTGCAAGTTTAATTTCTATAGCATCTATTTGGAACCCAGGAGTTTATTATAACGCTATTCAAACTAATACGTTTATATTAACGTCAAATGGATCGGCTCCTGTTGTTGGTGATTTTTCTATAGCATATACAGACGGATCTGGATGGCTGTCCATAGACAGTATAAATGATTTAGGTGACAATCAATATGGCGTTGTTGCTTCGTTTACTGAAAATACATCTGGCGCAGATAGATCCGCTACAGTAACAGTAACGCACTCAGATACTGTTACAACTAGCAATGTCGATATTACTCAACTACGTAATTATAACTCATCATTAGATACGATTGACATATATTCAGATTCTGATTGTTCAGCGTTTACTACGTTTGGATCGGATGTTATTAAAGAAGTTGTAAGTTCTAGTAGTAGTTTTAATATATACGCTAAAAGTAGTAGCGGCTTAGCACCAACGGCTATAATACAATACGATAATGTTCTTTCGAACTGGAATAATACAGATGAAAATGTCCCAGAAGTTTTAGTTGGCACACAACAAGAAGGTAATCCTGATCTTGAAATACAGCTTAATCAATCAGATCAACAACAAGCATTGACTTGCGGTGGTAATGGATGGGTTTATACTGTGGATGTTTCAGAAAACTATAAACGAAATCTTAGAATAGCTCAAGTACATTTCTTTTTTGAAGGTAGTAATTATATATCAAATAATACCGGAACACCTGACGCGACTTTATATGTACGGCAAGAAGGCATGCACAAAGCATATTTTTACTCTGTAAATAACGTTCTTGTTAACACGTATTCAAGCTTATGGCCAAACGCCTCGTCTGGACAAGAACCGTTATATTGCCCGGTGGTATCAGTAGATTCTGCAGCAACAACTATTAATGTACAGTTTAAGACTGAGATAAATGAAGCTACAGCGCCAACAATAAAATGGTTTTCGATATCACCTCTTTCAGCTGGAGAAAGTTATGATTGGGACACACTATGGAGCGGTTCTGCTTTAATGTACCCAGATACTACTGCCCCGTCGTATGTTAATACTGTAAGTGAAACTTACAATGATAGCGAAGGTCTTGGCACGTATAGTTTATCATTCGACGCTTACAATGATGCTGGTGGGTCTACGTATAGATCTATAAGATTAGGTATTTGGCATCCTAGCACCACTGGAGACACAAGACCAAACTTTGAAATAGAAATAAGACAAGATAACGCAGCTTTGTAATATGGCAACAATAAATTTAGAACTAGGTTATAATATTAGTGAATTACTACAAATTGGAGACACGGTGTACGCTTGTACACCTTCTGCTAGTGGAGACTTTTCTTATCAAGAATTAAGCAACGCTACAAAACTAGGCACATGCTCTTCAATATCTTCAACTTCAATAGAAGTAGATACTGGAGCTTTAGCGATACCTTTACCAACAGCTAGTGATTTTATATTTTTTAGTAAAGACAATCAAACTAATTTAAGTTCGCTAAAAGGATATTATGCTGAGGTGCAATTTACAAACACATCTAAAACTTACGCAGAGCTATTTAGCGTTGGTACTCAAGTAGTAGAAAGCAGTAAATAAGTGTAATTATTAAACAGTAATTAAATAATAATGGCAAATAAAAAAACACCATATAAATTTCTTGATCCAATAACTATGATGGCCGTAAACGCTGGTATAAATATACTTGGCGCTGGCGCTAATCTAATAGGTGGATTTTCTGAAAGAAAAAAAGCAAAAAAACAAGTCGCTGAATATGAACAGCAACTTGCTAAAAGTAGAAGAGCATACGAGCAATTTGATTACGGTAATATAGCTAATCCATACGCTAATATGCAAATAGACACTAGAGCTCAAGAATTAGCTAGCGAACAATATGCTCAATCACAGGCTGATATACTCTCCCAATTAGGTGGAACTGTTAGCGGTAGCGCTGGTGTAGCCGCGTTAGCTACAGCTATGTCGAGACAAGCTTCTCAGCAAGCCGCAGAAACAAGAGCTACAACGGCCCAACAAGAAATGGCGTTAAAAGAGCAAGCTGCGGCAACACAATTAACTATAGATACAGCGGCTCAAGAAGCTGAAGCCGAAAGAATAGCTACACTATACGGAATAGACATGGAACAGTTAGCCGGAGCCGAGCAAAGACTAGGCGCGGCAAACGAAGCTATATATAGTGGTATTGGTGATTTAACTGGTGGTATTGGCGATCTTGCTGGATCAGGAATTTTTAATAAATAATACAATGGCAAACGAAAGTTTAATAAAATCAGCAGGAAAATTAGCTAAAGCACAAGCTGAATCAGCTGAAAAAAAGACAGATTTTTCTAAGATAACAGAACCAATAACAAAAGCTATAGGTGGTAGAATTAAATTAGCTACAGATACTACAAAATCGTTTTTAAACTCAATGCCAAGCGATTTTAAAGCTGAAAAAGTTCCCGCTGAATTTCAAACAAAACTTCAAACATTCTTAAAAGAAAACAAAGCTGAATACGCTAGATTAGCTAAAGAAGCTGGTAAGTATGCTAATGATCCGTCTAGTCAAGAGTACATTAATGCTGTAGAAGGCATGGATAAAATAACAGCTGGATTTGATAGGATTAATAATAGTTTAACTTCACTAGCTAATAAAAGAACGCAAGAAGCAGAAAATTATGGTGAGCTTTCCCCAGGAGCTACATTTGAAGATCAAGTAAGAAGAGAAGAACTTATTGGTAAAAAATTCTACGACAATATAGAGTTGAGTTTAGATGGATTATCTTATACTGATGCTTTAGGTAATAAAACTAACACAGACGACTATAATGTATCTCCAGTAACTGACCCAAAGTGGTCAATAGGTATACTAGAAACTTTTGAAGATTATTCTGATAAAAAACTTGAGTTTGATGAAGATGGTAATCCTAAAAATATAGAAGCTATGAGCGCGGCGAACAAAATAGGTAATATACTTCAAGAAAAAGGAGCCGCTGCAGATTTAATTTTTGGAGGTATACCAACTGACACCTCTGGAAAAACAATATACATCGATACGTATTTAAAAGAAAATCCAGAAATATCTGGAGGTGTTCCGAAGCTAGAAAACGGTGAATTAGATAAAGATAGTCAAGAGTACAAAACTATGATTAATGAAATCAAAAAAAATCCACCTGTAAAAGAATATACTAAGTTTCTTATGAATACATTAGGCGCTACTACAAGTGATACTAATACTAGTAACTCAGCCGCTGGCGATTTAGACTACTAATACAATAACATGGATCAAGTAAAAAGACTATACGACGTCTTGGTAAGAGACGGTCATTATACTAAATCATTTGAAGAATTCAAGGGCAGGTTTGAAAACGAAGATTATCAACAAAGAGTTTTTGACGTTGTTTCAAAAGAAGGTTTATTTACGAAAGGTATAAATGAGTTCAAAAGCAAGTTCGTGGTAAAAAAACAAAGCGTTACACCGCCAAGCATAAGTTTTGCATCGGATGAAATTTCTTTAGGTACACCAGAGAGTCAGTTTGATCTTACGGCTCCAAAATCTTATTCTGATATATTAAAAAATCAAGCCGTTGATGAAAGTGATGAGGGTAATATAAGAAAAAGCAGATCAATAGAATTACAGCAAATACAACAAATAGCTGAAGCTTTAGGGCTACAAGATACTAGTGAGAAATCTGTTCTTGATGAATTAGATAAGATAAATCAATTTGAAAAAGATTTAAAAGCCAAGTCTGGACAACAAGAAAAATTTGGTAAATTTGACAAAAGTTTTTTTGATTCAGAAGAGTATAAAGACTATAGAGTCAAAAAGGACGCTATAAAAGATTTAGATTGGAATAATAAAAAGTTTGAATCAGCAAAGAAAAACTTTTTAATTGAAGACACAGCTAGAAGATCTTACGTTCAAAATTTAGCTTTACCTAAATATATAAAAACAAAAGGCTTAGATTTAGAAGGATTAAGTAAAGAAGATAAAGAAGCTGAGGTTTCTAAAATATTAAATAGCGAAGAGTATAAAGTTTTTGAAGGTAATATAGCAAACAATCTTACTGACGAGCAAAAACAAGAGCAAAAAGATGAGGTCAACCAAACATTCTTGCAAAATAAAACTAGTTCTTTATTAGAAGATAGAATTTCTAAAGAATTAGAAAAGCAAGAAGAAGAAAGCGGTATGAGCGGTTTACTTTATGATGTGGTAGAATTTGCTAAAAAAGGTTTTACTACTAGCTATGGTGTTTCTTTGCCGTCAGAAAGAGAAGTAAAAAGAGGTTTGCTAGAAAAAGAAGCTAAGGCAGATTTAGAAAATATAAACAAAGAGTTTAAAACTTATTCAGATAACTTAAGTATTATAAATAAAGACATGCTTACTATTCAAAAGCAAATGTCTGATATAAACAATTACTTTGAAAAAACTGATCCTAAATCTTTTACTGAGCAATCTCAAGTAGATGAATATAATTCTAAAGCTGAAACTTTCAATAAGTTAAGAGCGAAAGCAAAACAATATCGAGCTACTGCTGATAAAATGTATGATAGAATGGAACCTCTCTCAGAAAAAGCTGGAGAGATAGATTCATATTTAAAAGCCGTAACAAGAAGCCCAAACTATATAACTGCTTTTACAGGTAATTTGGCTAATTCAGCTATTGATTTAGCACAAGGTATAGCCGGAGCAGCTGATATGATATTTTATCATTTGCCAGCTCAAATATTAGAAGATATAGATGATATACAAACAAAGGGTTTTGCCGACGCCTCTGACAATGTTCCAAGAAGCTCTGCGGTAGGTAGACTTAATGAAAAAATAGACAATTTTCAAGAAGAAAATATTACTAGTCAAATAAGAAAGCCAGTAGAATTTAGCGAAATAGAAAGCGCTACAGATGCTGTTGAATGGGGAGCAAATTTATTAGCTACTCAAGCACCACAGTTAGCGTTAATGACAGTTACCGGAGGAGCATCACTATACGTTATGGGTGCTAGTAGTGCTGGTAATAAATTTTATGAATTACAAAATCAGAAAGTCTTATACTACAAAACTGGTGGTTTATATGGTAGTAATCATAACTTCTACACAATGGCTCTTAATGCTAGTTTTTCTGGCGCTGCTGAAGCTTTATCTGAGAAAATTACTTTAGGCTCAATTAATAAAACTAAAAGTATACTAGGTGGTTTATCAAAAGAGACCGTTAAAGATGGATATTTTAATTATCTAAAGAAAAATGTATTTACTTGGCAAAATACAAAAGCTAATGCAATTGAGTTTTTCGAAGAAGGCGCTAGTGAATCTGTATCTACAATATCTAGTAATTTTGCTGATATTTTAAGTGGAGATAAAGAAAAAAATATATATGATGGTGTTACAGAAAGTTTTGTTAGTGGCGTTGCTATCAGTGGCACTATACAAAGTCCAAGACTTTTCGCTGCTATGTCAGCTCCATTTAAAAGTGAAGAAACAAATAGAAGAACAAGTGATATAGCTGCTGAATTAAATGCTATATCAATAGAAATGGTAAAACTTCCAGAAAGCTTTGAAGGAACGGAACTTGACAAAAAAAGATCTGAACTAGAAGATAGATACGCTGCTTTAGTCGAAGAAGCAAATCAAGCTATAGAACAAGATGTAAAAAGAGTCAACGTATTAACTGATCAAGAAAAAGCAGACTTAATAAATATAGAGCGGGGTAATCAAAAAATAAGATCTCAAGTATCTAAAATAAACGCTAATTCTGAATTAACTGAAGATCAAAGAAAAGCTAAGTTAGAGGATTTAAAGCAACAATGGGTTGATAATGCTAACAAAAAACAAGATATATTGTCTAAATACCCTGTTACAGAAGTTGACGCTAAGTATAAACAAGATATTGAAGGTGTAAAAGCTTATCAAAAAGAAGTTAACGATAGAGGTGTTGTAGAAATAAATGTGGCAGAGCGTAGTCAGCAGGAATTTGAAGATATGATTTCTAAAGATGTTTCAGACGCTTCACTCGCAGAACTCGAGGACTTTACTATGGAAGTAGGTGGCATGGCTATAGGTTATGAAGCTATAGTAAAAGATCCTGATTCAACGCTTGAGGAAAAAGCTGAAGCGCAAGCTGCATTAGAAGATCTTGCTAATAAAACGATGTCCGGTATAGAAGCCGTAGACTTTATAAAAGGTAACGCTCGTAACTTTGGAGCTATGACACCAAGGTTTAATGAAAAAGGTCACGTTGTTGGTATGGACATTAATATCAACAAAGACAGAGCGTTAACTAAAGGAGAGTTTAACGTTGCTTCTCATGAGTTTGTTCACGTAGCGTTTTCTAATACGTTAAAAGCAGACCCAATAGCTAGAGAAAAATTAGGTGGCGTTATAGATGACATAATAGATAGTGGTGATATTAAGTTTGAAGAAGGTCAAAGAGAAGCTTTTGATAAAAAAATAAACTTATATGACGCTAGCAAAAAAGGTGAAGAAAAACTAACGTTTTTAACAGAGTTTGTAAGAGCAAATAAAGCTACTATAACTGAAACAGGTTTTGATAAATTAAAAGGTATGTTTAGACGTTTTGCTCAAACTTACCTTGGTCGTGATATTAAATTAGATACTAAGCAAGATATAGTAAACTTTATAAAAGACTACGACATATCTATACAGAACAATAAACCTAATAAGGCGATTATTCGTATGCTTGAAAACGGAGCTAAAGGTAAAATGTTCAAAGACGCTAGAACTCCACAAGAAGTAAAAGCTCAAACAGAATATTCTAGGGCTTTAGAAGCTAACATGAAGTCTAAGCCAGATTTAAAAGAAACATTCGACAAGCATGTCCAAAATCCTGACGGCACTCCTAAATATAACTCTCAAGCAGAGTTTGCTGTTGCGCCTGACTTTACAGACGCTTATTTTGCTATAGTAGAAGGTAGATCATTAGACGCTTTAATACAACAAGGCATGACGGCTCAAGGCTTACCGCCTGAAGCTTTACGTGAGTTTACTAGAAAAGTAAAAGAAGAGTTAGGTAGAAGATTTTTACAAAACTTTAACTTAGACAAGAATAAAAGTCTATTCGGTTGGTTGACCGGTGTATCTGGCGGAGCTGGTATGTCAATTATATATAGAGCTAAAGGCGATGTGATGAATCAATATAAAGCTGAGCAAAAAGCTGAAACTGTTTCCACAGATGCTCCAATTGGTGAAACTGGCACAATAGCAGATGTTATAGCTGAAGATAGTTCTGTATTAGACTTTTTGGAAGACCAAGATTTAAGTGTAGGTAGACGTGACGCTATAAGAGACGTTGCTACAACAGAATTAATAGCTAAAGACGCTTTAAATTTTGATCAAAACGCTAAAGACGCTATAGCTGAATTAGCAGCTGAATCTGGTATATCATTAGATGATTTAACATATAAGGGCTTTAAAAAGCTTATGGTTGACGCTATGAAAGTAGACAAAAACGGTAAGCTAAAACCACCAACAAAAGAAGCTGATGTAACGCCAGTAGGAGCGCTTTATAACATCTTAGAGATAGTTTCTTCTGAATTTGGTGTTGATCCATTAAGAATACTAGCAAATCAAGATTTGGACAGTGAGATGAGACGCGCTGCTCAAGAGTATATATTAGACAGATCAACTAATCAAGACGGTAGCTTTAACGATATTATATTTAAACTACTACCAGAGGGCGAAACTAGAAGTGGTGAAGCTACTGGTGTTGCTAATACTAAGCTTGGAGATTTTTACGAAACTGGTGAGAGAGTTAAGGTCTCTGAAGGTGCGGCTAAATCTTTAGGTCAAAAGAAAGCTCAAAATAAAAAGTCTAAAATTACTAAGCAAGAATTTTTAGACATGTTTAATATAAACGCGGATGGCACCTTTAGATCTGATAAGTCTGCTGACGGAGCTATAAAAGCTTTGATAGTTCAAATGGCTCAGCTAACAGCTAACCAAGAGTTAAGAATACAAAAGCTTGCTAACGGTACGGTGTCGGAAGCTATAGCTGCTAAACTTGCTGATGGTAGATCTGAAATGGTGTTTTCAGCAGATAATCCTGCTCAAGATATAGTTAATGATAGATGGCCAGAGTTAGTTGGAGTAGTCACGGGCGTTAGAGAAGAAGAAGGTGTAAGACAAGCTGTTGATAACGTATATGGCGAAGATATAAATAGTGAGGAAAAAGAAAAAATAGTAAAACAAATTACTAAAGATATTCAAGCGTTTATAGAGGTTGACCAAGTTTTAAAAGGTAAGTTTGATGAAATAGCTATACAAACTGAAACTGAATTTATACTTAACCAATGGGAAAGTAGAAACTGGGAGCAAGGCATTAACGCAGCGGCTAAAGGTCTACCTAATATACCTAAAGGCTTCAAGGCTGGTAATGTTGCTAAAGATATTGAAGGCGCTACTAAAGCTAGAGGAAATTTAAAAATATCTGCTAGAAATATATTTAACAAACATGGCGTTTCTAAAGGTTTGAAACTTATAATAGGTCATTTGCAACCTTCGTTTGCTGGGGCTGGTAAAATGGGAACTGGAGGCCTAACGGTTGACAAACCAGGTGGAAACGTTATAGTAAATAAAAATCTAACAAGAGGTACTGAAAACAGATACCAAGTTGTTGAAAGTAAAGAAGATTTTGATGCTTTAATAAAACAAGCACTGCCAATTGGGTATTCATTTGAACAAGTTGGTAAAGGCAAATATAAAATAACAAATCCTGACGGAACTACAGAGATAATAAAAACTACTCTACCTAGTGAAAGTACTAGTTCTTTCTTAAAAGACATGGATTATGAAGGTAGAAAGAAGGACGCTGAAGATGCTAGGGCTATAACAGAGGATATGTTAGATGAAGCTTGGGCCAGATCTCAAGATCCTAAAGATCCATTTAACGAGCAAGACTTTGTGTTTTTGGTAATGACATTAGGATCTAGCATGAACGCGCCAATAAGAAAAAGTGCTAATCCTGAATATATTCAAGACGGTATACAAGAGTTGTTTGAAAAAAATCCTAAAAAAATAAACCAGTTAACTCAGTATGAGCACATGAAGTCAAAAGAACTTGCCTCTACTGAAATAATTCAAGGATATAAAAGAAACGGAAAGTTTGATAGATCGGTTTGGGATGGTTATAATGTTCAAATAATAACTAAACAACACGATAAACTTATAAATAAAGCTGGCTATCAAGTTAAAAGCACTCCAGACGGTTCGTTTAGAGCTTATAGCGTGGGAGTAATGGTTGAGATACTAAAAGATCCGGCTAAACTTAAGTTTGTGAGACCAATGAGAAGTCTTGATCCTGCTAAAAAGGGTACTGATCAAGAAATAGTTGGTCAAGGTTTTGTTGATTCTGTGACAGATCTTATTACTAGACCTACTCAAGTAATTGCTCAAACTTTTGCTAGAATACAAAGAACTCAGGACATGATGATGAGTAAAGCGGAGCCTGAAACTAGAGGCGCTTCTGTCTTTGACTTTGACGAAACATTAATCATAGATGGCGAAAACTTTATTATTGCTACAAATCCTGACACAGGTGAACAAACTAAGATAAGCAGTGGTGACTGGCCAATAAAAGGACCTGAATTAGCTGATAAAGGTTACACGTTTGACTTTAAAGACTTTGTAAATGTAAGAGGTGGAGTTGAGGGACCTTTATTCCAGAAGTTATTAAATAGAATTGAAAAGTTTGGTCCTGAAAACGTGTTTATATTAACTGCTAGACCAGCTGAATCCGCTCAAGCAATACACGAGTGGCTTAAAACTAAGGGTATTGAAATACCTTTTGATAATATAACTGGCTTAGGAAACAGCACTGGTGACGCTAAAGCACAGTGGATGCTTGAAAAATACGAGGAAGGCTATAATGATATGTATTTTGTTGATGACGCTCTGCCCAATGTTGAGGCTGTTCAGCACGTATTTAATCAACTTGACAATAAAGGTAAAGCTGTCCAAGCTAGAATAGAGTTCAGCAAACAAGCGGCCGATGAGTTTGATCGTATAGTACAAGACGCTAAACCAGTACAAGATGATAGATTAGACTTTAACGTTATTTTAGAACAAACAAAAGGCGTTGATAGAAGAAAAAAATTCTCTCAAGCTGACGCTAGAAATAAAGGTAAAAAGAAAAATCCGTTTAAATTTTTCCTACCACCAAGTGCAGAAGACTTTAAAGGTTTAGTGTATTCTTTTTTAGGTAAAGGAAAACAAGGTGAAGCTCATCATAAGTTTTTTAAAGACAAACTATTTGATCCATACGCAAAAGCTATAAGAGCTATAAACTTATTAAAGCAATCTGCTGCCGCAGATTATAAACAACTAAAAAAGAATAATAAAGATTTAGCTAAAACTCTTAAAAAGTCTGTGCCTGGAACTGACTTTACTATAGAGCAAGCTGTAAGAGTTTATAACTATGATAAAGCTGGATATGAAGTACCAGGTATAACTCAAGCTGAAAAAGTTAAACTATTAAGTCATGTAGGTACTAACTCAGAGCTTAGAGATTTTGCTAATGCTGTTCAAGCTATAACCTATAAGTCTGGTGGTTTAGTTGAACCTACTAGTATTGAATGGTTATCTGGAACAATATCTTCAGATCTTAATGAATCTACAGAACTAACAAGATCAACACTTCTTGGAGAGTGGGAAAACAATATAGCTGAAGTATTTGGTACGTTGGATTCAAATGGTAACTTACAAGGCGAGAATATTGAAAAAATAAGGGCTATATACGGAACTGACTTTGTAGAAGCTTTGAGTGACGTTATATATCGAATGAAAGAAGGTACTAATAAGCCTTCTGGTCAAGGTAGACTTGTTGGTCAATTTAATCAGTGGATAAATGGTTCTATCGCGTCTACTATGTTCGTTAACGCTAGATCAGCCGTACTTCAAACGTTATCAACTGTTAACTTTGTCAACTGGAGCGATAACAATCCATTAAAAGCTGGAAAAGCATTTGCTAATCAAAAACAATTTTGGTCGGACTTTTCAATGATATTTAACTCTCCTTTTCTTAAGCAAAGAAGATCTGGTGTCCAGCAGGACGTTAATGCTAGAGAGATGGTTGAGAGTTTAAAAAATGCTAAAAGTCCAGTTAGAGCCGCCATAGGTTACTTATTACAAAAAGGATTTTTACCAACGCAAATAGCGGATAGTTTTGCTATAGCGTTTGGTGGAGCGACATTTTATAGAAATAGAACTGAAAGTTATTTAGCAGAAGGTATGACTCAAGAAGACGCAGAAGCTAAGGCTTTTGAAGATTTTCAAGAAATAGCAGAAGAAACACAACAGTCTGCTAGACCAGATCGTATCTCTATGCAACAAGCATCTCCACTTGGAAAACTTATATTAGCTTTCCAAAATACGCCAATGCAGTATAATAGATTAATGAAACGTGCGGCTCAAGATTTAATAAACAATAGAGGTAGCAAAATAGAAAATTTATCTAAAATAGCTTATTACGGCGCTATACAAAACGCTATATTCTATAGCTTACAACAAGCATTATTTGCTTTAGCTTTTGGTGATGATGATGAAGATGAAAAATCTAGCGAAAAGAAAAACGAAGGATATGCTAGAGTGACCAACGGAATGCTTGACACTTTGCTAAGAGGTTCTGGTATAGCTGGAGCCGTTGTATCTACGGCTAAAAATATGATATTAGAATTCTTAGAACAAGAGGAAAAAGGCTATAGAGCTGATCACGCTTATACTCTTCTTGAAATGCTTAATCTTTCACCTCCAGTAGGTATTAAAGCTAGAAAACTATATTCAGCGACTCAAACATGGGAGTTTAATAGAGACGTTATAAGCAAAATGTCAAAAACAAATATTGACAATCCAATGTATGACGCCGCGTTCTCTGCTATTGAAGCTACAACAAATATACCTCTGTCTAGAGCTTATTCAAAAATGAATAACGTTAGAGAGGCTTTAAACTCTGATAATGAAGCATGGCAAAGAGTTGCAATGTTCTTGGGTTGGTCGTCTTGGAATTTTGGTATACAAAATCAAGATGTAATAGCGGCTAAGCAAGAGGTTAAAGTAATTAAAGCTGAAAAATCAAAAGAAAAAGCAGAAAAAAGAAAAATTGAAAAACAAAAAGAAAACGAAGCTATTGTTAAAGAAAACTTAGAAAAACAAAAAAAAGAAGGCGATAAAGCAACTTGCGCGGCTATAGGTACTGATGGAGCTAGATGTAAAAGAAAACCTGTTAAAGGAGGGTTTTGTACCATACATGAAAAAGTCGATCAGCGAAAAGATGGCAAAAAAATAAGATGTAAAAAAATAAAGTCTGATGGCACAAGATGTAAGGTTGAAACATCTAACAAGTCGGGTTTTTGTTACTATCACGATTAATTATGTAATAATAAAAAGTAATGGCACCTGTAGATAAAGAAATAGCTTTAATGCAACAAAGAATGGATCAACTAGACAACAAACTTGATAAGTTAGATGAAAAGTTAGATATGT